TTACGCCCCCGCCAACCCCTCCAGCACGTCAGCAAAGACCGCCTGTCGGCCGCGCGCCACATACGCGCTCAACGTCTGCGCCTCCGAGGCGTGACCAAGCTGCGCAGACGCCTCAGCCAACCCGAGACGCTCATCGAGGAAGGTCGCTGTGGTCTTGCGGAGCACGTGCCAGGTAACCCATTCCAGCTCAGAGCCCCTCACTGCCCGCACTAGCCAGTTACGCGCCGAGTTATAGGCAAGTGGAGCCCCGCCCTGCTCGAACACGTGCACAGCCCCTTCACGGGCCTCTGAGCGCCGCCTGCGGAGCACATTGAGCACGAAGGACGGCACCTGCAGGGTGCGGGGCTCGTGCGTCTTCGTATCTGCCTGCCAGCCACCCTTCTGAATGAGCGTACCAGCGACCGTGACCGTCCCCGCGTCCAGGTCTACATCCTCCCAGCGCAAGCCCGCGCCCTCACCCCACCGGCACCCAGTGCCAAGCAGAACATCGACCAGATCGGGCAGATACCCCGAGTAGGCGCGGGTTGCGGACAGGGCGGCGACCAGCCTGCGCAGCTGGCCGACCTGTTCGAGGGTGAGAGCGCGGACTTCCTTCTTCTTGGTCTTGACGGTGCGGGTTGCCAGGATAGGGTTATGAGGGATTGCGCCCAGGCGCGTCGCCTCATCCAGTGCCATCTTCAGCACGAGCCGCTGATTGTACCGCGCGGTGGGAGCCTTGATAGTGGAGAGATAGGCGTCGAGCGTGCCGGCGGTCAGCTCCCTCAACTGCAGGGAGCCTAGCGCGGTTGAGGCTTGCCCCGCCCACAGGCTGTAATTACGCATCGTGTTGGTGGCGAGCCCGTCGAGCCCGTCCAGCCACCGCTGGAGGGCGACTTTGAGTGTGGTGGAGCCGCTGAGGGCGGCACCTGCGGCAGGCAGGGCCGCCAGCTTTGTTTTGAGCTTGTGTTCGGCTGCGGCTTTGGTGGGAGCCTGGGCGGTGATGTTGCGGCGCACGCCGCGAGCGTCCCGGTAGTTGGTTCGGGCACGCCAAACCTTCGGACGGATGCGAGTCAGGTTGATGACGCCGTGGGTGCCGATGGGGAGTGGGTCTCTGGCCATGGCGTGTCCTTTCCTTGCGTAGGCGCGTTTTCGCACCTATACTCATGCCCGCGCCAGAGATGGTGTGGGACCACGTTTTCTTCCTTACACGTGAACATGCGATGCGGAGAGCGGTAATCTTGCCTCAGAGTAACGACTCTGGGACAAGGTTGCCGCTCTATTTTTGTGCCGTCTGAGGTTCAGAGCGCCCCTGCAGGTAGGTGCGCTCGGGCATAAGCGTGCACGAGGTCTACGGTTACGTCCAGGTGGTAGGCAATAGTTTCAGCATGCCCAGGGTAGGCGGTGACGACACGGCGGAACTCTTCGGGATCTATGAGCCATTCGGCTGCCTGCAGGTCTCGTTTACGTTCCACGGCTGAGTTGCATTCCTCGTGCGTGTCTTTGTGCAGAGCGTGGGCTAGCTCGTGGGCTAGCACGGACCGGTATTGTCTGGCTGTCATGCCGGATGCGAGCACGATTGTGCCGGTAGGTTCGTGGTACCCTCCCAGGAGCCCGGGGGTGTGCAGGTCTTCGACGGTGCGCACCCCCAGTTTCTCTGCAATGTCGTAGAGGTTTTCTGTCATGGTGGCTTCCCTAGTGAGTGAATAAAGGACAGGGGAGTAAAGAGGGCTGGATTAGGCTTCGAAGCCTTCGTCCGAAACAATTTTGCCGCGCTTGGCAGCCAATCCGTACCCGGAGCGGGCTAGGGCGCTGTAGAAGTCGATACCGGGCAGAGCCTGTGCCTGCTCGCGCGCCTGCTCAGCCTTTAGCGCCTGGGTGGCTGCCTCGACAATTGCAAGAGGGGCCACACCGAGAGCCGCACATAAAGCGTCTAGCTCATTGGTATCGAGAGCCACCTGATCAGAGCTGACAGTGCGGTGCACGCGTTGCCTAGAAAGGCCTGCCTCTTCAGCTAGGCGACGCATTGACCAGCTCTTACGTGCTGCTGCTGCGCGAAGTTCTGCATGTATATGTTTTGTGAAAGCCGTAGGTTCGGGCTTTGTTCCTTTGGGTGACATAAGACAATCTTAAAACTTTTTTTACAAAAATCTCAAATTAGCTTGCATATGTCTTTATACAATGACATACTAGACTCATCGACTTGATAGAAAGGAGGTCGTAATGACCACCAAGGAAGTCGTCGCGGAGACGCTTCGCGGCGTGATGGCAATGCAGGGTAAGACTCAGAAGGACCTCGCAGAACTTCTAGGTATAACTCGACAGACCGCAGGACAGTACTACAACGGGTATGCCGTAATGAATACTGACCAAATTGCAGCAGTGGCCGCCTGGCTCCAGGTCGACCCGGGCCTGTTCTTCCAAGGGTTGAAGACTGAATATCAGCCCGCCCTTGCACTTGCAGTCTAATTTTCACCACTAAGTGTCTTTATATAAAGACTTAAAGGAACATTATGCTAACCATTCCCCAAGACCACCTAGCGCTCTGGTCACCCGAAGAGCTCGCCAAAGCGCTCGGCGTGAAAGAGCAGACTCTCGCTGACTGGCGGAACGCCCGCACTGGCCCTGCTTTCATCCGCACCAGTAAGGGTCAGCGTGGCGGCAGGATCTACTACACCTCCACCGCCGTCATGGACTGGCTCCAGTCCCTACCCGTCACCCACACCACCAACTAAGGACTACACACCAATGACCGCCAAGACCAAGCGCGACCGCGCCGCCGGCCGCCAGCGCCGCCACACCGCCATTCAGACCATCGTCAACAACCACCAAGGCATCATTGACGACATCGCCAGCATCGACAACTCCATCGCATGCCTACAAGACGAGACCTGCGACCTCGGCAGCCGACTCGACCACTGGTACACCATCCTCGACGAGAAGAACTCCCACACCCGGAAGAACGTCGCCTACACCATGCGGCGCGTCGGCAAGAACGAACGCAAGCAAGCCGAAGTCGAAGCCGCCGTCGGCATCCTCCAGCACACCAGCAAGGAGCACCAGGAGGCCATCGCCCAGCTCATCGTCTACACCAACAAAGTGCACGGCAAGCAGACGGCCTTCAACCATGAAATCACCCTCCTACAGGCAGAAGTAGACGACACCAACCACCGCCTCTTCCAGCTCGCCTGGATTACCGTAGGCCTCTGGGCAATCGCCGCCATCACCATCTTCGCCTACCTCATCACCAGCTAAGGAACACACCATGGGCACCACAACCCTTCGTGCCGCACGCGCCCTCACCTGGGCATGCGTCCTCACATTCATCCTCATCACAGGTATCGGCACCGCACAGGAAGACATTGCCCTGCGCGCCATCATCTTCACCGCCGCACTCATCCCCGCAGCCGCCGCAATCCTCATCGGCAGCTTCATCCACAACCACACCACAGGAGACACCAATGGGACATATCGCAGATAGCCTCCCGCACCCGGGCGACTGGGACGGAGAAAAGCCCCTCTACAGCACGGCTGAAGCCGCCGTATTCCTCGGAGTCAAACCGCTGACCATCACCAACCGCGTCTACCGGCGCACACTCACCCCCGCCGCCTGGAGCCGGGACACCGGGTACTGCTTCACAAGAAGCACCCTCGACCACGCACTCTACCGCGCCGAGAAAGCACTCCGCGCGAAGCGCGAGTACCGGCACATCATCCCCAACAAAGAGCAACTCACCCCGCCCCGCTTGAAGCGCTCCAGCATCGACTGGAACAACCCCTGCGAAGGAAGGAAAAAATAACCATGCCGTCCAGCATCTCTGGCGTCGAGGCCCGTATCACCGAAGCCCGCGAACGCCACCAAGAACTACACCGAAGCGCCCGCCAAGATGTCGCAGACTGGCGAACCCAAGCCGCCCGCATCACCACCACCGTCAACGCCCTCAACGAAGCCAACGAGGCACTCGACGCCAAGGTGAACACTGCACTCGCCCTGTCCGTGCTCGCTTGCACCGTCAGCCTCATCGCACTCAAGAGGCGGTAAACCCCATGGCTGTCAAGAAACTCTGCGGGGCATGCGGCAACGACGCACTAGAACGCAACCCCAACTGCGCAGCCTGCGGCAACCGGCACGCCCGCTGGTGCAGGGCAGGAGACCCCCGAGGCATCCCCACACCACGCAAAAACGTCTGCGCCGCCTGCGGGCAACCCGCCCACCAAACCAACCCCGACTGCAAAACCTGCATCAAACGCGAACAACGGCGTGCCAAAGCAGAAGGCCGCGAACCCTGGATTCCCTTCATGACCACGAAGGCGATGGCGGCACCCCCAGTACCCGTCACCACGCTCACCACAGCGCGTGACGTCCACAACCACGAGACGCTCACCGGCTGGCTCACCGCCCGCCGCAACCGCCTCAACCCCACCCCCAAGAAAGGTAACGAAATGACCACCCACACCACCCTCACCGGCGCAACCATCACCGACGAGCAGCTGCAGGCACTCGCCCTCGAACTCGTCAACATCCAGGCAAACATCGCCGCGCTCAAGGAAGAAGCCGCCCGAATCGAAGAGCAGCTGAAGGCCCTGCCGAACGGCAAGTACACCTGCGGCGATGCAACCCTCACCGTCTCCCACCCGCGCCGATTCAACGAGAAGAAGTTCGTCGAAACCTACCCGGTAGACGCGTTCCCGCAGTTCTACCAGACCGTGCGCAAGGTCAACCTCAAGGCACTCGCCCCCAACCTCAAGGACGAATACGCCGACGACACCACCGCACGCCTCACCATCCGCTAACCACACAGGAAGGACACGCACGTTGGTTAACCCCACCATCGCCAAACCCCCAGCCGGGACAGGGCAGACAGAAGCCTACACCGCCGACATCACCGTCGCAGGCATCATGAACGTTATTACTGACTCCATCACCGCCCACCCCCGCAGCCTCCAAAAACGCATCGGCCCCTCCGAAATCGGCATGGACTGCACCCGCCGCCTCATCCACAAACTCGCCGGCGACACCGAACCAGACCGCGGCATCGCCTGGAAACCCACCGTCGGCACCGCCTGCCACACCCAAATGGAGGAATGGTTCGGCGCCCACAAGGACGAAGGGTACCTCGTCGAGAACCGCGTCACCGTCGGTCAGATTGGCGGCGTAGACATCACCGGCTCAACCGACCTGTTCAGCGTCAACGACAAGACCGTCATCGACTGGAAATTCGTCGGCCCCGCCATGCTCAAAAAATACAAGCTGCACGGTCCAAGCCAGCAATACCGGGTGCAGGCGCACCTGTACGGTACCGGCTGGGTCAACGCCGGCTACGAAGTTCAACAGGTCATGATCGCGTTCCTCCCGAGGGACGGTGAACTCGGCGACGCCTACTTCTGGTGGGAACCCTACCAGCCCGCAATCGCAGAAGCTGCGCTCGCTAAAGCAAACCAGCTGGTCAGCCTCATCAACGCAATCGGCAAGGACGCAACGCTGGCGATGTACCCGCTCTGCAATGAGCGTTTCTGCCCCTGGTGCCCTGCCGATAAGGCCGCCCAGCAGGCGACCATCTAACCCCCAATTTTTTATCAACCCCCCTTTTGAAAGGAAAACCATAATGTCCGCTTTCGATTTCTTCGCACCCCGCGCCTCCCACTCGTGGAAGTTCACCAACCCCGGCGACACTCACACCGGCACCATCACCGAGGTCAGCGACGCACGCCAGGCAACCGAATACGGCTCCAACGAGCTCGCCTACTGGGACAAGGAGCGCACCCGCCCGAAGATGCAGGTCGCAGTCACCCTCGACACCACTGAGCGTGACCCGCAGGACGCTAACGACACTGGTAAGCGCACCCTCTGGGTTGTTGAGGACGGCCGCTCCGGCTCCATCCTCTCCGCTATCCGTCAGGCAGTGCACCAGGCAGGCGCAGGCACCATCGACATTGGCGGCCAGCTGACCGTGACCTTCTCTGGTTTTGACCCGAACAGCAAGAACCCGGCGAACCCCCGCAAGATCTACAGTGCTTCCTACGTGCCGCCGGCACCGGCTGGTGGCATGTTCACCAACCAGGCACCCGCACAGCCTGTAGCGGCACCTGCCCCGGCGGCTCCGGCACCGGCTCCTGCTGCGCCGGCACAGCCTGTAGCGGCGCCTGCAACCCCGGCACCGGTCCCCGCCGTACCCGACGCAGTACGCCAGGCAGTCACCGCCCTCATCGGCACCGGCCAGGCTGATGAGCAGATCGCCGCAACCCTCGCCGGAACCGGTCTGCCCGTCACCGCAGAAACCGTCGCCACCATCCGCGCCACCGCAGCCTAGCGCCGCACATCTACCTTCACCGGTAACCCAAACAGGCGATACCCAGGCAAAGGGGCTTCCACACATCAACCCTTGCCGGGGTATCGCCACCCCAACCAAACCAGCCAACCTGAAGGACACACGCCATGGGAACCCCCGTCACCCTCGAAACCGCCCTCCACCTACGCAACCACCGCCTCTCTATCATCCCCACCCGCCCCGACGGCACCAAAGCACCCGCCCTACCCTGGAAGGCATACCAGACCGCCCCCGCACCCATCGCAGAGGTCAACGAATGGTACCGGGACGGCAACCGGCGCAACCTCGGCATCGCCATCGTCACCGGCGCCGCCTCCGACCGCCTCGAAATGACCGAAATCGAAGGACGCGCCGCAGCCGACCTCCCCAAAATCGCCGCCACCATGACCGAACGCGGCCACGCCCGCCTCTGGGAACGCCTCAACGCCGGCTGGCTCGAACTCTCACCCTCCGGCGGATTCCACTGGATCTACCGCCTCGAAGCGGGCGCCAAGGTGCCCGGCAACACCAAACTCGCACGCAACGCCGCCGGCGAAGTCCTGGCCGAAACCCGTGGCGAGGGCGGATATTTCATCGCCGCACCCACCCCCGGCTCGCATCACAAGAGCGGCAACCCCTGGCAGGTACTCGCCGGCGGCCCCGCAACCGCCCCCACCATCACCGAGGTTGAGCGCGCAGCGTTCCACAAGGCAATCACCGACACCCTCGACGAAACCCCAGAACGCCCCGTAACGCTCTTTAGCCAGCCCAAACCCACCACCACCCGCCCCGCCGCCGAAAGCCCGGCTGAGGGCGGCCTGAAGCCCGGCGACGACTACGAACGACAGACCGACTGGGCAGACATCCTCACCCCCCACGGCTGGACCCTCCACTCCACCCTCACCAGCGGCGAACGATTCTGGACCCGACCCGGCAAACACCCCCGCGACGGGCACTCCGCCTCCACCGGCCACGCCGACGACCGCGACCGCCTCTACGTCTTCTCATCCTCCGTCCCCGACTTCCCCATCGAAGAACCCATCACCAAATTCCGCGCCTACAGCATCCTCAACCATGCAGGCGACGACACCGCCGCCGCACGCGCCCTAGCCGCAGCCGGATTTGGCGAGAAAGCACCCATCACCGTGAAACTCTCCGACATCCTGCCCTCCCGCCACCCGGCACCACCCACACCACCACCCGCCACGACAGAAGCACCCGCAGAGGTGCCGGCAGAGGTGCCGGCGGCGGGGGAGCAGACACCCGAAACAGCAACCACCGTTACAGAGGCCCCCACCACCGCCAGCAGTGACGGCGCCACCATCACCGACTGGACCGAACTAGGCCTCATCCGCGCCTTCACCCACCTCTTCACCAACCACATCCGCTACAACATCGACCGCGGCCGCTTCTTCCACTGGACCGGCACCCGCTGGGAAGAACAACCCGACACCGGCGGCGACACCAAACTCGCACTCCTCAACTTCGCAGCCGCCCTCCAACCACCCGTCACCGACGAAGGCAAACCCGACAAAGAAGCACACGCGCTCATCCGCTACGCACGCTCCCACCGCGGCTCCACCGCCCTACTCGGACTCCTCAAAGTCCAACCCACCATCGCAGTGCCCGCCTCAGCCTTCGACACCCACCTCGACGAACTCAACACCCCCACCGGAATCATCAACCTCAGAACAGGAGAACTCATGCCACACGCACCAACCCGCATGCACACCAAACAAACCGCCGTGGCACCCGCAGGCACCAGCCCCACCTGGGAGCGGTTCCTCGCCACCACCTTCAACCACGATGCGGCGCTCACCGGCTACATGCAGAGGCTCGCCGGCTACTCCGCGACCGGCCTGCAGCGTGAGCACGTCTTCGCCTTCGCCTACGGCACCGGCGGCAACGGCAAGTCCGTCTACTACGACGCCATCACCGGCGCACTCGGCGACTACGCCGCCACCCTACCCGCCGGATTCCTCATGAAGAAACCCTTCCAAGAACACGCAACCGAACTCGCACGCCTCAACGGCAAACGCTTCGTCGTCGGCTCCGAAACCAACGCAACCGACACCCTCGACGAAGCAAAGCTGAAGATGCTCACCGGCGGCGACCGCATCACCGCCCGCTTCATGAACAAGGACTTCTTCGAGTTCACCCCCACCCACCACCTGCACCTAATGGGTAATCACCAGCCCGCAGTCGAAGACGGCGGCGAGTCCGTGTGGAGGCGCATGAACCTCGTGCCGTTCGTTCACACCGTCCCTGCTGAAGAGCGTGATGAGCTCCTGCCGGAGAAGCTGCGTACTGACGCGGCGGCAGTGCTCGCATGGATCATTCAAGGCGCGGTCGCATACTTTCGTGACGGGTTGCAGCCGCCCGAGGCAGTCCGCGCCGCCACCGAAGCCTACAAGTCCAGCCAGGACACGGTCGGGCAGTTCCTCGCCGCCCGATGCGACCTCTACCCCGGCAACAGGCACTACACCGTGGCGGTCACCGACCTACGCCAGGCCTACCACATCTGGTGCGCCGAGGAAGGGTTGGAGCCGGTCAAGGGCAGGGCGTTCGCCTCCCAGTTGAAGGTGCACGGGGTGCTGGTCGGCCGAGACGCACCCCCGACATCTCACAGGGGGCCTCGACTGTACGGCGGTCTGCAGCTCAAGGATTCCGACATCTGGTAGACACTCAACCTACACAAGACCTACACAAGACCTACACAACTTTCACTCCTTGTGTAGGTTGTGTTTCCCCAAGTCAGACCGCAAATTGCCTACACAACCTACACAACTTTTACAAGTAGATGACAAACACACGCGCACACGCACACGCCCGTTACAGCCCTGCATATAGAACCTTGTGTAGGTTGTGTAGGCGAAAACCTGCCGACAAGGCAAAAAACCCACCTACACAACTTTTCCAAGCACCCCCGAAAGACCACCATGCCCCGAAAACCTGTCAAAAAACAGCCCGACCTCCTCGACCAACTCCCAACACCACCACCAGGCACCCCCGAATGGATCCGACACGAACAAAACACCCAACCCAACCCCCGCCAAGCACGCCAAGCACACATCAACACCTGCACCCGCTGCGGAGCACTCATCCTCACCGGCCTCACCGGCCCCACCACCGCAATGCCCACCACAGCAGACCCAACCACCACCACCAACCCCGCAACCATCCGCGCCACCCTCCAGCAAGGGCGCCGCGCCTACCAGGTAGAAACCACCGACACCGCACTACACCTCAACGAACTGCACGCACCACCAGCCCCCGGCATCACCGTAGCCCCACACCACATCTGCCACTACACCGCCCCCGGCTACACCCCAATACTCAACCAACGAAAGGACACCACCACCAATGACACTCCACCCTTCTGACACCCCGCCCGCAACCATCACCCTCAAAAAGACCCCCCACAGCAAACCAATCCTCCGCTGGATACCCCTCGAAGGGAAAACCCTCCTCTCCATCAACCGCTCCAACGGCACCCACTGGCGAACCTACCGCGCCAACGCCGACCAGTGGAAGCACGCAGCCAACCACGACATCCACCAATGGAAACAAGAGCACCCCAGCGGGCGAATCCCCACCCTCACCCACGCACAAATCGACATCTGGATCTACAAAGCACGCCGAGGCCGCTACGACCCCGCCAACCTCTACCCAACCGCCAAAGCCATCATCGACACCTACGTCGAAGCGGGACTCCTCCCAGACGACAACCACGAACACCTCGACGGACCCCACCTCCACCACGGAGGCTTCAACAAAGAAACCCCCGGCCTGCTCATCGTCATCACACCCCTACACCACCAGCCCGAACCACCAACCCACCCACAACACTAAGGACACGCCACCATGCTCTCCCTGGACTCACTCCTCCACGAATTCACCAACGACCACCTCTCCACCCACACCTGGCACGGAACCACCCTCTACACCCGAGCCCTACCACTGCTGCAGCAACTCGAACACGCCATCACCGAACGCCCCAACACCGGACCTGGCGGCGGCGGATTCAAATCAACCAGTCCCTGCAACGACCATGCGCTCCTCATCAAGGCCGCCATCGAACACCAAATCAGGTACGACCTGCCCGCCACCCAGCAGGCGCCCAAGAACGCCCCCCTCGCCGACAAACTCACCAACTGGGCGCACCACGTCGACCACGACTACGCCGTCACCAAGCTCACCGGCTGGCGCGAAGCAATCAAAGCACTCGACGAAACCACCATCCCAATCCGCGTCCCCTGCCCCAACTGCGGCGCCGAATGGGTCATCACCGAAACCAGCGAAGGAGAACAACGAGTGGGTGAAGCAATCCACTTCCACCTACGCGCCGAAACCGCCGAATGCACCGCCTGCAAAACCACCTGGCACGGCATCGACACCATCCGCACCGCACTCATTGCAACCACCTAAAAACTTGTGTATACTCTCGCCCAGCTTCATGGTGCCCAAAAACAATTAGCGGGCACATGAAAGCGGCGGATCACAGACGACGACACTCAATGGTTAGCAGCGTGTAGTCACTTCAGTCGGAGCCCCTGCCCACCACGGACAGGGGCTCCACCTGTACCAGGAGGCAGACCAATGACGACTGCGACCAAATACAGTGACCGCAGCTACCGCGCCAAAGCCGCAGCACTACGCAAAGCAACCAGCGACAACGGCTGGCCCTGCCACCTCTGCGGCAAACCCATCGACATGAGCCTGCCCTACACTCACCCGCTGGCTTTCACTGCCGATCATCTTGATGCCATAGCTAACGGCGGCAACCTGCTCGGCGACCTGGCGCCCGCACACCGACGATGCAACAGTAGGCGCGGACGTAAACGACTTGCACACCAGGTGCGAGCGCCCAAGACCACGCAAGCATGGTGAGTGGTTCAAAAAATTTTTTTATTCAACGGCAACGAAACGGAATTGGTTTTCAGATGATGGCTGAATGGGAAACGTACCCCGGGGGGTTACCCCCTATGGGGTCAAGTTTCCCCCTTCGGTCATAGTGACATCCCCCCGCGGGCTCTGAAACCCAAAATTTCCCGTTGAGAGGGGGGGTTCTGTGGCTGAGAAAAAAGGCCGCAGCCTGGCTCCTTGCGGGACTACGGCGGCGGCGAAGCGTCACCGTCGCCGGGGTGAGCCTCCGTGCCCGGAATGTAAGGCTGCGGAGCGTGCCGCGTCGAAGGCGGCGCGTGATCGTAAGGCTGCAGAGCGCCCGCCGGAACCTGTGTTTGGTGCTCCTTCTCCTGCGCCTGTTGTCCAAGCCATTGGACAAGCTGGTTCCGTGGTCGTTGAGCAGATGGTCGCCTACGGTGCAACCCGTGACGTTGCTGTGCCGACGCATGAGGACCCTCTTGAGTCCGCGCGGTGGCGCCTCTACAAGGCTCGTGCGGCTCTGATTGTTGCTGGGCCTCGTGATGTGGCGGCTCTGTTGAACGCTGAGCGTGAGGCTGCGGCTGATATCGCGAAGCTGAGTGAAGCAGTGAAGCCGAAGGTGAGTGCCTTGGATGAGTTGGCGGCTCGGAGGAAGCGCCGCATCGAAGAGGCGCAGGCTGTTTAGGGTGGAGGTGAGGCTCTGTGGCTGAGACGGCTCAGCTGATGGGGTCTCAGACTCCTCGCATCGACGTTACGCCGCTGTATTTCACCTCTGCTGGTGATGATGCGGTGGATTTGGCGGCTGTTGCGGGCTTGCATTTGGACCCTTGGCAGCAGCATGTGCTCCGTGGCGCGCTCGGTGAGCGTGTTGACGGGCGCTGGAAGGCGTTCGAGGTCGGTCTCATCGTCCCGCGCCAGAACGGCAAGGGCTCCATCCTTGAAGCTCGTGAGCTGGCGGGCATGTTTTTGTTCGGTGAACGGCTGATCCTTCACTCTGCGCACCTATTCGGGACGGCTGTTGAGCATCAGCAGCGTTTGGAATCGCTAATCCGTGGGTCCGAGCTAGTCGAGTACATGGCTGGCTACGCGGGTGACCCGCAGGGGAAGATGTCAGGCATCAAAACCGGCAACAGCGGCATGTCCTTGACGACTGCGAACGGTAACCGCGTCCTGTTTAAGGCGCGTAGCCGCGGTTCGGCGCGTGGCTTCACCGCAGACCTGGTTGTGTTCGATGAGGCTTACGATTTGCCGCGTTCTGTGCAGGCTTCGATGCTGCCGACGCTGGCATCAAAGAGTTTGAATGAGTCCCCGCAAATCTGGTACGCCTCGTCTGCTGGTATGCCTGACTCTGAGGTGCTGAAAAGCATCCGTGATAGGGCACTCTCGCCTGCTGAGGAGACGAAGCTGGCGTTCTATGAATGGTCGACGGTTGAGGATGCTGATCCGGCTGACCCTGCGAACTGGGCGCTGGCAAATCCGGCGCTTGGTCGGCGTATTTCGGCTGAGTATGTGGATTCGGAGCGCCGTGCGATGAGTGATGAGCATTTCAAGCGTGAGCGCCTCGGTATCTGGTCGAAGGTTGGTTCTTCGTCGGCGATCCCTGCTGATTTCTGGGCTCAGTGCCTCGATACAGAGTCCCGTTCCGGTGTTGAGGTCGCGTTCGGTGTGGATGTCACGCCTTTGCGTGATGTGGCGACGATTGCCGCTGCATCTCGCCGGGCTGACGGGAACATCCACATTGAGGTTGTTGATAGGCGTGTTGGTACGGATTGGGTTCCGGCGCGCTTAGAAGAGCTGAAGCGTAAGTGGAAGCCTGCGGCGATGGTTTATACGGGGGCTTCGCAGTCGTCTGAGGTGATTGCGAAGTCTCCAAAGTTGAAGCGGATGACTATGGGCCTTGACCACCGCACTTATATGCAGTCGTGCGGCGTTTTCTTTGAGGCGTTGGGTCGTGGTTCGGTTCGGCATACAGGTCAGGAGGAGTTGGATGCTGCTGTGCAAGCTTGTCGACGTTCTAAGGGCGGTAGTGAGCTATGGAGTTGGACGCGTGATGATCGAAGTCAAGATATTTCTCCTTTGGTGGCGTGCACTCTTGCGCTCCATGGACTAACTGAGAAGGACAAGAAGGGAGGCGGTGCCGGATGGGCCGTATTGTAAAGAACCCGGGTAAGTGGGAGAGCTACTACAACGGCACTGCAAGGCTTGACGCGATTGGCGTGTCCCTGCCTCCTGACGTCCGTGTGCTGGAAATGCAGGTTGGCTGGCCGAAGCTAGCTGTGGATGTGCTCGTTGAGTCTTTGGTTCTTGATGGGTTCTCGATTTCGCGTCATGGCGGTCAGGATGAGGCTCCTGAGCAGCTGAACCGCATCCTGCAGGCGAACAACTTCCGCACGAAGCTAACTTTGGCGCTGACGGAGGCTCTTGTCTCTGGTGCGGCTTTCATGGTCGTTGGTGGCGGCTCTGACCCGTCTATCCCTCACATTTCCGTGCACAAGGGTGACGAATTTGAGCTGCGGAAGGACGCTACGGGCCGTCTGGTGCAGGCGGTGCAGACGTATCGTGGCGGTCTGGATACGTACCGGGCGGTGTATGAGCCCGGTGTGACCAGGTTTTACTCCACTCGTGACGGCTTCGAAGTCCTAACCTACATTGACGAGCACGGCTTCGATGGTATCCCCGTTATCCCTTTTGTGAACCAGATTCGCCTTGGCGAAGAGGGGCGGAGCGAGATTGAAGAAATCCACAAGCTGTGTGATGCGGCGGCGCGAACGCTGACGAATCTGCAGGTGGCTCAGGAGCTCCTGTCCATGCCTGTTCGCTATCTCTTTGGCGACGGCGTCGAGGAAATGTTCGTCGATGAGGACGGGAACCCGCGGCGGAACCGCTTGGAAGCCTATTTCGGGCGTTTCTTGGTTGGTCCGGCTGGGTCGCAGACTGGCTCGGTGCCGGGTGCAGACCTCACTCAACTGTTGAATACGTTCAAGACTTATGCGTTGCAGGTTGCGTCGCAGACTGGCATCCCCCCGTTCATGCTGGGTGTCTCTACAGAGTCGAATCCCGCGTCTGCGGAGGCGATGCGAAGCGCGAAAGACAGGCTCATCACCAAGGCGGAGCTGAAGCAGTCGATTTTTGGTGACGCGGTGGAGGATTTGGCTCGCTGTGTCCTGGCTGTCGCCGGTGTGGACACTGAGGGGCTTGAAACCCTTGAAGCGCGTTGGCGTGACCCTGCGGTTATTTCGCTCAGCTCTCGCAATGCACTCATGTTGCAGGCGCAGGCGCAGGGTGTTGTCTCGTCTGAGACGGTGCGTGAGTTCATGGGCTTGTCGCCGGAGCAGTTGAAGCGTGACCGTGCGCTGGACCGTCGTTTGGCGGTGTCGGTGGGAGACCCCGTCTACTAAAGGAGGCGCCGCATGCTTGATGATCTTGCTGCGGCGTATGCTCAGGCGTTAGCTGCTGTGGCTGATGCGTTTGTGGAGGCTTTCCTTGCGGCTCTGGGGTTGATTGATTTGTCTGACTCGGCGGCGGTGAAGGCTGCGGAGCCGGGTATGCGGTCGCTGGTCGTGAAGCATCGCCGGTTGGCGGCGCAGGCGGCGAACGCTTTTCTGGATGCGTCAGCTGCGGAGCATGGCGTGGAGGCGTATCACCCTCCGGTGGAGCCGTACCATGCGTCCGCGCTTCGGAAGCTTCTTCGTGAGAATGTTGGGGCTTCTGCGGAGCAGTTGGCGGCGGCGGCTCGCCGTCATGTGGTGATGGCGGGGCACCGTCAGATGATGCGTGCGGTTCTCGACCCTGAGTTCGGCAATTATGCGACCAGGGAGGAGCAGGAGGAGCTGGAGCGCTCCACCTCCCCGCTCACTGCTGGTGATGAGTCGGAGGATGATGCCCCGGCGGGCGGTGGAAAGGTTCGCCCGGTGGGGTGGGCTCGTGTTTTGCAGGGCAAGTATTCGTGCGGGTTCTGCATCATGCTTGCTTCGCGTGGCCCGGTGTATTCGTCGGCGGATGCGGCGAAGTATGTTGCCGCGCCGGTGGGGGAGAAGTCCCGTGAGGGCGGTTTTCTCTCTCGGAAGGCGCGGACGGAGCTGCGGAAGAAGAACCCGCGCGCGTTCCATGAGCATTGCGACTGCATTGTGGTGCCCGTCTTTGATCCTGAGAATTGGTCGGGGCGGGCTGAGCAGCAGCGGTTGGCGAAGTTTTATCGGGAGACGGTCGAGAAGGAAGACCGTAAGTACGAGGCTGACCCAGAGGGGTATGAGCCGGTCAAGATCTCTACGGTGCTATCGCGTGAGGCTGAGGCTTGGCAGGAGGCTGAACGGCTTGATGGTAAAGAAGAGCAGGTTGACCCGAAGTATTACGGGGCGCTTGCTTCTGAAATTCCTGACGGTGAGAAGCTGTACGGTCATGAGCTGTTGTTCTTGCTGAGGTTTGAGGCGTTGGGGAATAAGGCTCGGTGGATTGAGCGGCCGGCACCTGAGAAGGGTGGCGGGATGAAGCCCAGCAATGATTTCATTTGGCTGAATAATGGCGAGCTGATTAGTGAGCTGAAATCCTCAAAAAACAAGTACTCGACAATTAAAACCCGAATTTCTGATGCGGTTAGGAAAGCTGAGGTACATGGGGTTCAGAAGCAGAACTTCGTGGTTGATTTGGGGAATAAGTACTTGGATCAAAAGTTGGAGAGGCAGTTGCGGATGTACAATTTACGAAATCCTCAAGCCCCTATTAAAAATTTGTACGTTATGCACTCTCGGGGAGAACATTTAACCCCCATTCAGCTTGAATCCAACAAGGACAGTTGATAGACTGTAGATAAGGAGTTAGACGATTCCCCTGCAACCCTGAGCCTCACCTGTTGGTGCGGCAATAATGCTTGGGCGGCCGCGGCTTTATGCTTCGGTCTAGAGGACCGTTCGGGGGCGTCACCGGCTAACTCCTCATAACTTTTGTGAAAGGCATCCTGCTAAGTGGCGGGGTGCCTTTTGCTATACCCGAAAGGAACAAAGATGAGCGAAGTACCTACCACTGAGGCAAAGGTCGAAGAGGCCACCGAAACTGCACCTCCGTGGGAGCGTGACGGCGAGACCTTCGACCCCGAACGCGCCTGGAAGCTGGTTCAGAACCTGAAGGCTGAGCTGGCCACCGTGAAGGCTAAGCAGGCAGAGGCTCCCGAACCTACTGCTGCTGAAGAGCCTGCGCAGGAACCCGAGGCTAAGCCCACTGAGGCTGAAACCTCTTCTGCAGCGCAGGATGATTCGGCCGCCCAGATCGCGTCCCTGCAGGCTGAGCTGGCGCGCGTCAAGGCGCTCGCCGCTGTCGGCCTATCTCAGGATTTCGCCCCGTTTGTACCGGGCGAGACCAGCGAGGAAATCGAGACGAACCTCGCAACTCTGCAGAAGCTCATCAGCGATGCCGCGAATGAGAAGACCGAGGCGGTCCTCGCGGCGGCACCGAAGAGCCGAGGCATGGCGCCGAACCCCGCACAGCATGCGGCACCGGCACGCGATGTTTATGAACAGGCCGCAGAATACATCTTCGGCCGATAAGCCTACAAGCCCCTCTTACCTCAAGAGGGGCTTTATCTATACCTAATTGGAGGAATGAAGAATGAGTGCAACTGCTACTCTTGACGTTTTTAAGCGCGGCGGCATCCTGCCTCAGTCGTACGCGCGTAAGATTATTGCTCGCGCAAACGAAGCATCTGTAGTGCAGAAGCTGGCGAAGTCGGTAACGATGCCGATTACTGGCACTAGCATCTCCGTGCAGACCTCCCAGCCGCAGGCTGGCGTGGTTGGCGAGAGTCAGCTGAAGCCTGTGACTAGCATGGACCTGACTACCAAGTCGATTAAGCCTATCAAGGTCGCCGCTGTCATGTATTGGTCGAAAGAGGCGCGCGAAGCTGACGAGGCGGGCTACCTGAAGGTCCTTGAACAGCAGGCAGCATCCGCGATTACTCGCGCTTTTGACCTGGCTGTGCTGCATGGTAAGAGTGCCCTCACTGGCCAGGAAATCACGGGCGTAGAGTTCGTGAACCAGACCACTAACCGTGTCGAGTTGGGTAGCTCTGCGAGGGGCAAGGACGGCATCTTTAATGAGCTGATGGCAGGTACGGACCTGGTGAATCTGAATGCCGATTTTGACTTCGAGGTGGACGGTTTCGCAGCAACTCCTGCGCTCCGTTCTCGCCTCTACACTGCTACCGACACTACCGGTCGCCCCCTCTACAGCGACACGATTGACCTGAAGGCAGGCCTCGGCAATGTGATGGGCCTCCCCGTGGCTTATTCCCGCGCGGTTTCTGGCAAGGTCGGCGCCGCCCCTGACACGAAGGTCAAGGGCTTCGCAGGCGACTGGAGCACCCTGCAGTACGGCTTTGTCGACAAGCTGACTCTCCGATACACCGACCAGTCGACCATCGTTGATAGCGGTACTACCGTTCACCTGTGGCAGCAGAATATGGAGGCGATGTTGGTCGAGGCCCAGTTCGGCTGGGTTTTCACCGATAAGAGCGGCTTCGTGGCATTTGAAGACAATGTCGCTGACAAGTAATGAGCTGCTGACGTTGAGGAGGAGACATGAGTGAGATGCTGACTATCGCGTCTGCTGAGGACGTGAAGAGCGCTCTTCGCCGCGATTTCCGTGGAGATGAGGAGTCTCATGTCTCCTCCCTGCTCTCCAGAGCGGAGAACCTGATTCGTGTCCGCTATAAGAACTTGGATGAGCTGGTTCTTGATGAGGTCGTTTTTGACCTCGTCAGGAATATTGAGGCTGAGGCTGTGGCTCGCGTACTTCGTGCGGACGATGGCGGCATTTATAAGTCTGAGACGGAAGACGGTTACTCGTACCAGTTGAATTACATGGTCGCGTCCGGTCTTCTGGACATCTTGGAGAAGGACTGGAAGAACCTCGCACAGGCAACTGGCTCCGGCAGGTACCGGACCGTTGCGCCTGCGACTGACGGTTACGCTGCGGCACGGTACCGGAGCTGGGGACCTAACATCTCCCTGCCTCCTGACCGTCAATTCCAGTACGGTTGGCCTGCCCAGGACTCGTTCTCTGAGAAGCGGTACATCACCGGTGGTGGTTTGCCGTGAGCAGGCTCCGCAAAGGCGTACACGCAGTCATGGTAACCCCCGTACAGCCCTCGGTTGGCCCGTATGGGCCAGAAGAGCCCGCAACCCCCGTCACGGTGCGATGCAACGTGCAACCAGTCTCCTCTAAAGAGGCTGCTGGGCTCGCTGAGGGTGTCCAGACTGTTTACCGTGTGAAGTACTTCCACCAGGAGCATGGTCAGGCACCATGGCCTGGCGGACCGTACTCACGCATCGAATGGGACGGCCGCGTGTTCGAGCAGAGAGGCGAAGCTATCCTCTCGTCGATGTCTGCAACGACCTCACACTACAAGGTGCTGATGGTGGACCCGTCGGCGGAGGTGAAGTAGCGTGTCATTCCAAGCAAGAGCCGATATCGAGCTCATCGCGGCACGGCACGCGTCCCGTGACCCAAAGTTCGCTGCGCTTGCCCGCAAGGGCAAGGCGCTGGTGGACGCTGAGGTTGACCGAGTGTACGCAACCCCAGAAGGGCGCGTCACCGGCGCGTACCGTGAGTCCTTCGGGTTCGTGCGTGAGCCGACTAAGCGCGGCGTGATGGACTACCTCATCTTCACTACGGACCCGCAAGCCCACATCATCGAGTGGGGGCACGTGACGAAGGACGGCGGGTGGGAACCCGGCAAGTTCGTGTTCACGCGCGCTCTACAGAATGCGAGGGAACTCTAATGAAGACCATTGACACGCTCGGACTCATTGAACACCATCTGCTGGGGATTGGTGGGGCGCTGTTCTTTCAGGCTCCTACTAATCTGCTGCGGCGGCTACCGGCGTTGATTGTTGAACAGTCCGCACCGACGCATTTTAGCGACAATCTGGATAACCCGTCACTGTCGGCGGTTGCGACAGTGACGTTGAACGCGTTGGCTGAGCGTCGAGTGGACGCTCAGCAGTTGTGTGCTGATGCGTTTAGCCGCCTGTTCGATAGTGTGCATGAGGTGACTGAGTTGGGGTGGGTGAGCCGCTGTACGGAGGTTCAGCAGCCGCACCTGGTTCAGCACAAGTACGAGGCGTCCCGCCTGTTTCAGTACACTGCGGCGGTTCAGGTTGTTTTCCGCCAATCTCCTAAAGCCGGTTAGCCCCGGCTCTGTTGTTTTATAGACCTGTATATGGAAGGAGGGCTAATGTCTAAGCTCGATGAATCGCTCGACGCGACTACTATTGCGAACATTGGCCATATTTACTACGCCCCTGTTGGCACCCCGTTCCCTAAGCTGAACACCTTTGATTTCACCGGCGAGGACTGGGGCTCCTGGAAGTGGTTTGGCGACACCTCGGCAGAAACTCTGCCGGAGTTCGAAGAGGACGACGGTAAGGACTCGAACAAGGATACCTGGGATCGTAAGGATACCCGCACTGGTGGTTCGATTACTGGCACCATTAAGAGTGTTTCTCCGTCGAAGACCTTCTGGTCTGTTGTGAAGGAAGGCGGCGTCGAGGAAGAGGACGGTTACGTTACTACTAGCCGTACCCGTGGCAAGACCCACGCTCTACTTATCGTCGTTGAAGACGGCAGCACCCTGACTGGTATCGGCTACTACATTGCTACGCTGAAGGCTGGTTTGCTTGGTCTTGATCGTGAGAAGTACACCGAAGTGCCGGTGAAGGTTACTGTGAAGCCGGACAGCCAGGAGCGCTGGCACAAGACCTTCTACCCGGTGAAGCGTCAGTCTGCTGCGCCTGCTGTCCGTGCCGCCGATGTGGCCGCTTAGTAACTGAATATTTGGTTGTTGTAGCCGTCTCTCCCCTTTTTGGTAGGGGAGGGGCGGCTACACTTCTACCCCCCCCCTATAGGAGAACCCTGTTATGACTACTGCTCGTAAGAAGATGCCCGCTGACCGTAAGGCGCCGAAGGTTCCTTTTAAGAAGCTGCCTGGTGCTAAGTATTTCCGCCCGCTCAATGAGATTGACCCGATTGATGCCCTGGAAGCGGTGGAAGCGCTGCAGGGGCTTGATATTGATGTTGATGACTTCACTAACCAGGATATGAAGCTGCTGGTGAAGGCGGTCGTGAATGACACGTTCATCGTTGACGTGGAGACGTTCCGTAAAGAGTTTTATAACGCTGCCAATCTGTTGCCTGCGATTCAGACTGTGTCTGCCTTTGTGGAGGAGCTGGGAAAAGGCATGCGCTCGACCGGTTCTTCTCAGAACACGAAGAGCTAGTTGGTGATTTCCTCGCTCTGTTCGGGGTGAACCCGTTCGAGATGGTTTGGGTTGAGGATCTGCGCCCGGTCCAAGCACTGCTGGGTCGGGTGCAGTACGAGGAGCGGTCTTTGTTCCGTGCTTTGGAGCTTGGGAACTCTGACCTGTTCGGGTGGGGCAATGAGGCTTATCTGCTGGCTGGTGTGGTCAATGGTGTGAATACGCAGGTGAAGGGCAAGCGGTTGACGGCTTCACAGCGTGTGAACCCTCCGCGGCCTGTCAAGCAGAAGAAAGAACGCGTCGGCGTTGATATGCGTCAGCCAGTGGAAAAGATGGACCTGTCTCGGATGGTTCCAGCGAAATACCGTTAGGGGGTTTAGTCGATGGCGTCGATTGGCAAGATGTCTATCCGTGTTTTCCCGGATACGTCGAAGTTCAAGGCTGATCTGAAGAAGGACTTGGCCGCGCTAAAGGGGCAGTTGCGGACTGCTGTTGATGTTGAGGCGCGTGTTGATCAGGCGTCTCTTGTTCAGACGAAGGCTCGCCTGGCGGGTATCGCTAAGGATTTTAAGACCCATGTGACGGTGGATGCGCAGACTCGTAAGGCGTCTGCTGCGTTGGGTGTGTTGACGCGTCCTCGTACTGCTGAGGTGCGTGTGGTGCTTCAGGGTTTGGATGCGGCGAAGGCTGGTTTGGCGTCGCTGGCTGGTGGTAATGTCGCCTCGGTTGGGTTTGGGCATGCTAAGGAAGTCGCTTCGAACTTCGACAAGATTGCGGTTTCTGCTGGTGCGGCGGCGACGAAGATTGCGGCAATGTCGGCGGCTATGAGCGCTATGGCTGGTAATGCGGCTATGGTTGCTGTTTCGATGGCGCAGATTTCTGGTGCTGGTCTTGCGCTGCCGGGCATTTGGGGCGGTTTTCTCGTTGGTCTGGCTTCTAGCGCTGATGGTCTGCAAAATATCCTGCTCGCTTTGAATGAGGTTGTCGGCAAGTCTGGCTATTTTGAGGATGCATTCCGCGGAATGCGCTTCGACCACAACAACGACTTCTGGAGCACCGCCAAGGTCGGCCTGAATGACCTTGTCCAGAATGGCGTCCTTCCGTTCATGGACGAGTACGTGAAGCTGGGCAAGATTACCGGCGTTTTCTGGTCTGAATTCTTCCGTGGTATGTCAAATGGCATCGTCGCGGTTGGTGGCATGGCTCAACTGTTCAAGCCGCTTCACGACTCGTTCGCTATCGCGTCTGAGGGCGCGGCGCCCTTTATGGAGGCGATGGTTCGTCTCGGCGCGGTCGGTGGAGAGTATCTGCCCCGCATGGCAGCTGCTTTCACCGAGGTCTCGAACGCGTTCCTGAGCTGGGTAACCCAGGCTCAAGAGACTGGCCGTATCAACGAGATTATCGAGCGCGGCATTACGAATGCGAAGCTTTTCGGCGGAATCCTTGTTGATGTCGCAGGCATCATCAACGGTGTTGCTAAGGCGGCTGAAGCCGCCGGCGGTGGCGGCCTGCAGGGTCTAGCTGCGGCTTTTGACGCAATCAATAAGGCGGTAAATGGTCCTCTGATGCAGGGCGCGCTCACCACCGTATTTGAGGGCGCGTTCGCAGGCATGAAGAACCTCACCCCCGGCTTGTCCTCGCTCGCTGGCGCGTTTGAGCAGCTCGCACCGACCATTGGGCAGTCGATGGAGAAGGCGGGCGCGGTCTTCAGCATCCTGCTTGACGGCATCGCCCAGGCCCTACGCAACCCCGCCATCGCTGACGGCGTGAACAAGATGTTCGACGGGCTGGTAAAAGCCGCTATCGAGCTTGCCCCGGCGTTCTCAGCTGCGGCACCTGCCGTTGGCGCGTTGCTGGGGGCTATCGGTGAGATTCTGCCTATCATGGCGCCTCTAGTGACTCAGATTGTGCAAGGACTCGCTCCCGCGTTCGCTGACTTTAAGCAGTCGTTGGCGCCGGTGGTTGAGGTGCTCGCTAATGCCCTCTCGGAGGCGCTGAAGGTCATTCTGCCGATTGTGGCAGACGTGGTGAAGGCGCTCGCAGAGTTCATGCGCAATAACCCGGAGCTGGCAGCGACCATCCTCGCCGTGGTGGGTGCGCTGGCTCCGTTGGCGCCGATTATTGGCACCGTAGTCTCCATCATCGGAACTATCGTGTCTGTTATCGGCGCGATTATCCCGGTTATTTCTACTGTTGTGACCTGGTTCGGCACCGTCTCGGCCACCTGCGCTGTCCTGGGGGTGTCGTTCACCAGCATTCTGGCGCCTATCGTGGGCCTAGTCGCAGGTATCGGCCTGCTTGTGGCAGCGTTTGTGACTGCGCTTGCTTCTAGTGAGCCTTTCCGTAATTCGCTGGCTCAGATTTTCCAGGGGCTCGTGACGATGGTACAGCCGATTATCGCTGCGGTTATCCCCGTGCTCGTCCAGATTGGGCAGGCGTTCATTGGCATGGTGACAACGGTGATTGGTGCGCTCGTGCCGATGGTCACGACCATTGTCGCGATTGCTGCGCAGATTATCTCTTTCCTCGCGCCGATTGTGGCTTTCCTGATCCAGACGTTCTCACCCGCGTTAGAGTTCATCGGCAAAACTGTCTCTGACATCTTTGGATTCATCGGGAAGGTAATTTCTGACGCGATTAACATCATCACGGGCATCCTAAATGTGTTCCTGTCCGCCCTGCGTGGCGATTGGGAGGGTGCATGGAATGGCCTCCTCAACGTACTGAAGGGCATCCTCGAGTTCATTGTAAACACCATCACAGGTGCGTTTGATGTCGTCATGCACATCTTCGAGAACCTCGCGAAGATGCTGGTGGACATCTGGAACAACCTCTGGGGCGGCATTGGCGATTTTGTTGTGGGGGCCTGGAACGGCATCACCAAGACTATTAGCGACGGTGTTGGTTCTGCTGTCGAGTTCGTGAAGTCCATGCCAGGCAAGATTAAGGACGCGTTAGGGAACCTTGGCGGAATGCTCATGGATTCTGGCAAAGCGCTCATCGGCGGTTTCATCGACGGCATCAAGAACGCTGCGAGTGGGGCTAAAGATGCTGTGAAGGGCGTCCTGGACGGCATCGCCAACTTCTTCCCCCATTCACCGGCGAAGGTAGGTCCTTTCTCGGGCCGGGGCTACACCACCTACAGCGGTAAAGCTTTGATCGGCGATTTTGCCGGTGCTATCCGTGCTGGTCGTGACCAGGTTGCAGAAGCTGCCGGCTACGCTCTGAGCGGCGCGGATTTCTCGGCATCTAGCGTCGCTAGCCTGAGTGTCCCTGCGACTCCCGAACCTGTAGCGGTTGCAGCTACCGCCCAGTCTGCCGAAGGTGCTACCGCACAGAACGCTGAGGTGCTGTCCCAGCTGGCAGATGTCCTGTCCCGCCTGGGTGCTGTGGATGAACGTGCCTTCCTGCAGATGTCCCGACGAGCTGAAAGGGTCTACTAATGGCTGGATACATCGGTGAGCTGGGGCGTATGCACAAGATTCTGTGGCCAACCCCAGTTAAGGTCACTAACCCGACCCGGTACGAGGTGCAGTCCGCGCCGTCGCGCCGCTGGGCGTTTGTCACAACCCCGACATGGGCGCGGCGGCGCGAATGGTCACTCGATGTGTCTGGGACGAACCGAGAGGTTACTGGGTTGGCGCAGCTTGTCGCGGGTGCGTTCGGCTCCGGTCCATGGCGGTTTATCTCTGATGAGGCGGCGGTGACGAACGTGCTCACGCCTGCCGAATCGATGCTGGCTGGCATCGCGAATGGCGGTTACGTTGACGGTGCGGGCGGCCCCGCTGCGGCATCATGCGTTGGTGGCGGTGAGATTGTTATCGCCCAGTCTGTGCCTGTGCCTGCCGGGTCACCTGTGACCGTGTCTGTGGACACTGCCGGGGGTACGGTGCTGACACTCCAGCCTGTGAACGCTGCTGGCCGCCCGGTGGGTAACGCTCGTGTTGAGCGGGCTCGGCGTCAGGTGATGCACCGGTTGCAGGTGACTATCCCCGTGTTTCCTGCCGCCGCGGTTGCTCTGAAGATTACCGCGTCAGGATACACGACTCTATGTCTTCCGCAGGTGGTCTGGCTGGATTCGTGCCCGCGCTGGGATGTTGGGGCGGGTGCTGACTCGGTTATCGTCGAGGAGGCAACGACCACGTACACGGAGCACGAGTTCTGGACGCAGGATACGTGGCGCACGATGTCGCTCACGATTAAGGAGGTTGGCTGATGCTCAAGGGAAAATATGAGCCGGGGCCGGTGATTGATGCTACCCTCCGCGTGTATGTGGACGGCGTAGAGCGGCCGCACCTGTCGGCATCGTGGGAGGGCAATACCTCTGGTGGTTTGCCGGAGGCTCTGGTCACGATTGGTGATGGAATTCATTCCCGTACTGGGTCTATCGCCTGGGCTCCTGAGTCGGCGGTGGTGGATTCGCCGTTTGCCCAGGTCGGGGACAGCCGCTGGATGCCCACGTATGGTGCGCAGGTGCGTATCGTCGCTGAGGTCGGCGGCGTTGAATTCCCACGATTCTACGGCACCCTGGGCGCCTCGACTTACTCGCTCATTACCGACACGGTGACCACCGCGATTACTGACGGCCTGCAGGGCGGCCTGCAGAGTGAGGTGACTATCCCGCCAATGCACGAGACGGCGGCATATGGGCGCACCGCATGGGTAGCATACCGAGCTATAGAGCAGGCCGGCTATGGCGTGCTCTCCCCGGTGAGTGATGACACTGTCCTACAGAACAGCCACCAGTACGGCGCCGCTGCAGCTGTGGGCAAAATGCAGACCCCCGGCAGTGGGTACGGCACACCCACCGGGCTGTCCGCCCTTCATGCGCAGACCACGCTCGCGCTGCTGGGTGTTGCCCGTGGAGACCGCGACTTGATGATCTACGCTCGCGCGGGTGAGGCTCGAGAAAATGCCTCATGGAGTGCGTCGCTCTCTGACGGCTCTATCATCTCCGCGTCCTGGGATTCATCCACACAGCGGCTAGCGGTATGGACGAGCCGGGCGGGGCACATTGTGTCCATCCCTATTGAATCCCCGCCTGACGGGGCGCCCCTGATGTGCGTGAAAATCAACGCTCAGGGTGCCCGTGTCTGGAAGTCACCTACGGAGTCGAAGCTCTACCCGCGCGGCGGCATCCCTGGTACGCCTGAGCTGGTCAGTGTGACGACCTCACGCACCCTAGGCATCAAGGCTGACTATTTGAGTGATTGGGAGGACGGGGCGCGGCGTGTGCTCCTGATGGGTCGCCCGCTCCCTAAGTTGAAAGGGTCAGCGCTGGAACAGGTGCGCGTCCCCGCGACGCGCGGATTTGAGAATGTCACCTGCCAGTCCGTGGTAGAGGCCTGGTGTGCCGCCACGCTCTCAGCTGTGTGGATTGATGAGGAGGGCCGCCTGAATATGGCGGCGCGTGACCGCCTCGCAGAGGGCAAGAGCTCCATCACTGACCGTGTCTCAGAGCGTGTTTTTGGTGGCTCGTGGAAAAACGCGCGTGACGGTGTCCGATCAGCAGTCACCATTAAGGGTCTCGAATCCAATTCTCGGGGCGCAGGGTCTATCCCGAATATCGTCGCCAACCAGCCCGGCAACATTCAGGAGCTGCAGCCGAATAAGAAGGCTGAGTTTTTCGTGACATGGCCTGACAACGTGGATGTGCACGATCTGGACACAAGGATGAAGCCTGTTGTCCAGGCGAAGAAAAACATCTTCGCATGGGACGAATTCAACAAGGGGTTTGGCTCGTGGTGGGCAATCTCATTCGAGAACACTGAGAAGCCCGAGGGTTACCGGTGGACTGGCGGCGACGCGAACCATGAGGACCTCTCCGCGATGCTAGAGACTCTGGGCCAGCGCACCGTGAAGCTGACATTTAGGGTTGCGAAAAAGTCAAGCGGCGGTCCCGAAAAATACTACCTCTGCACCCCGTCCCTCGCTGTCGGGAACCTACGATACGGAAACCGTGGCACGCCGATGCCAATTCTCCGGTGCGGCACCCTGGTCACCTGGACTGACTACAAAGTCACAGCGAAGGCAAAGGGTGAGGCAGTCCGCCGCGGTGGCGAGTTCACGCTGGATTCTGGCTGGTGGCTGACACCTGAGGATGCACGCCGTGTGGCGCGCGCACTGGTGAATGAAATCAGTGTGGCAAAAAGCTCTTTCGACAGCATTCCTATGCTGTGGGATCCGCGCAAGCAGGTCGGGGACACGGTTACTTTGCAGGCTCAGGACCAGGCGGGGACGGCGTGGGAGGCGGACTGCCTCATCACTGGCTACCGTGAGGCGTGGGACGGCAAGGTGCCGACTGTTAGCTATGACATGGACGTGAAGCAGTTGCGCAACCTGCGCGCCGGCAAGACCTACGGCGATATGGCCCGTGCCTACGCTACCTATCGAGATATTCCCTCGGGGAAGACTTACGCGGAGATTCATAATCGACTACCTGAAAGGGCATGATTTATGGGCGGTTTTACCCCTACAGCCGGAATCCCATACCGGCAGGATGGCGACCCAGCGCGGGTCGCAGCAGATAATGAAGCAGCATACCGCGTGATTGACGCTAAATTGGCGGAGATGGACGGCAAGCTGAAGGCGCGTGACGAGGTGTTCGTAGCACATGACGGGGGCGGGTCCTGGTCCGTGCATAACGGGCTGGGTGAGCCTCTGAACGTTCATGCGGGGGCTGATGGCGAGTGGGAGGTGATCAAGTGAGAGTTGATTTAGGGACTGTCGCTCTGCCGTTTGGGCGGGATGCTGACGCGACCCCGGTGTGTGGTGTGGTCAGGTATATCTGGCAGGGCGGGGCTGAGCGTCGGGGTCAGGTTGTTCTGGTTCCTGGCGTTGTTGAGGTTCCGGTGGTTAATGGTGCGGTTGAGCCGGTGCGGTTGTCTGCTGGTTTGTGGAAGCCGGTGCTGATTATCAGTGGGCGTCGTCATTCTTTGCCGGTGATTGTGGTGGGTGAGCCGCCTACTCCTGAGCCGCCTACTCCTGAGCCTACTCCTGAGCCTACTCCCAACATCACCACCGGCGAGGACGGGGCATACACACTATCAGCCGCAACCGTCCTCCACACCACCGACGGTGCCTACGAACTCGCCCTCCCCGACGGATGGGCACTCACCAACCTCAGCAATGGAACCTACCGATTGGAGCATTCATGACCAACAACATCATCCGCGGCCTGCTGCCTGACGGGCACGCACCGTCCGTGCTCAAGCAGGAAATTAAGGACCTGATTAAGACGGAGGCGCCTACCGCTGATCTGTCTCTGCTGGCGACCAAGGCCGAGCTGGCAGACGCGAAGCCAACCGCCGAGGCAGTGGCTAAGGTTTTGGGTCTGTGGCCGGTGCGTGGCGATAGTGAGCCTGCGCAGACTATGCATGGTGTGCCGGTTGTGTGGATTGACACCTCGAACCCCTCCGCCTTCACTCCGCCTGCCCCTGTTTTCTCACAGAAGGGCAAGAGCGTCGAAATTCCTAGCACCAAGCTCGCCACCTACAAGTTGAACGGCGCGGCGGTCGGCGCTGGCACTCACCGCGTGGAGGAGCCCTACCCTCGCACTGTGAGCGTGGCTGCTGAGCCGGCGGGCGGAGCGACCTTTGCGGTCGGCGCGGTCACTGCCTGGGCGTTCACTTACGAGGCGCAGGCTATCGCATACGAGGACGCTATCCTGCCGCTCACCAGCTACTATCGCCTGGATGACGCGCCGGGTACCAAGCGTCCGCGTGACCGCGGAACCAGCCCCCTGACCATTTTCGCAGACCTCAACGACTCCGTGGAGTTCGGCGGTGCCAGCGTGGGTGTGGGGGCGACCTCTCTGACCGTGAAGAAGGGCGGCCAGCATTGGGCTCAGTTTGCGCCCGCTTCTGTGACCGCGTTTACTTGGGTTGCGGCGTTGCAGTGGAAGGACGGCGCGGGTGTCACGCTCCGCCTGGGTGGTTCGCAGACCGGCGAGGTTCCCGCGTTCCGATTCGCGACGCAGGGCGACAATAACACCCTTGTGCCCGCCGGTTTCGATGGCAAGAACGTCGGCGCGACCACTACCGCAAAGCCGACCCCGCAGCCGTCCGATGGCGACAAGGTCCTCATCGGCTACGTCTGGGACGGCTCGACCCTCCGCGGCTACGTGAACGGCGAGCTGCTCGTGTCGGCGCCCTGGGCTGGTTCAAAGGTTGCCTCCGAGCTCATCAAGCCTATGGCGTGGGGTACCGCCGCCGGTAAGACTTGGAGCCTCGCTGGTGTCGGCTTCCAGAACGGCGAAGCGAAGAGCGCCGAGTGGTTCAAGGCCGCCTATGAGGCACTGAAGAAGGGGTAAAATGCGAATCGTGGATATGGTGACCGGCAAGGCGTCCACCCTCAAAACATGGGACGGATCCCGTTGGGTCCCCGCCCGCAACCTCGGCGGCGGCCCCACTGTCGAGGTGAGCGTACACCCGCCCTCCGGCCCGCTCCGTAATATCGGTGCCGGCTGCGCGATCATGAATCACCCGGTAGAGCCTGCCGGCGTGCCGGGCATGCTGGTCGCGGCCCGTATCCCCGTGGTGGTGGACGTGGAGAATCCTGTGATGGATTTTGACGCGATTTTCACCTCTGGGAATGTGCGCAATACTCCGGTGGCGGAGATTCAGGTCGCTGTCGCCGTAGGTGACGGCGACCCAGTTCCTGTCACCTTCGGTGGCGCACAGACTGCACGCCTGGTGAACCCCCGCACAAATGAGGCAGTCTCGGTGAAGTCCGACCCGGTGCCTATCAAGGCACGCGCTGGCGACGTACTCACAGTGTACGGCTTCACGGGCGCCCCGGATGGTGGCCGCCCGGTGGGCGACCAGGCCGGTTTCAACCCCGGCACCGACGCCTGGTACTCAGGCGGCGCGTCTTTCGAGTCCACATGGAATGGCGTCCACATTAGCGGCGGTCAGCTGGGCGCGAAGATGCTCACGCACGGTGCCCGTCCCGCGCGTATCCTCGCGCCCTCGAACAAGGATTCGTGGCTACTGGCTGGTGACTCGATTATCCATTTTTACCGTTGCCATGCGCAGCGCTGGGCAATCTCGGCGGGCGTGGCATGGGCAAAAAATGCGACCGGCGGCGGCACACACGGCACCGCAAACGTCACGTTCGAGAGTGCCTATGCCCCGGCGTGCCGCGCCGCGACTATGGTGCTTGACGAGCTCGGCATCAATGGCCCGGGTTATGCTGACGCCATAAAATATTGGCGCCGCATGCGTGAGCTCGGCATTGAGGGCATCGTGAAGACGACCCTCACGCCGCGCGCGGCGACCCGCGATAATTGGGCGAGCGTGGAGGGGCAGACCGCGCTCGCAGACGTCGAGGCGTACAACCGCTGGGATGCATGGCTGCTGGATGGCGCGCCCATGAAGCGGGACCTCTCGGCTGTGGCTGAGACCGGCGCGACCGGCTCCGACATTGTGCGCTGCGCCGTGGTGGACTCCACTGGCAAGCTGACCCGCAAGGGCGACCCTGCCCACGTCTTCGGTCGTGGCGGCGTCGTCGACTGGAATCCCGTCGTCTCAGCGGCAGGGCTCACCCCTGCAGGCTCCCGCCGAGTGTACCGCACCGACCTAGGCCTGGCCGCCGCAGACTACGGCGACGGCCTGCATTTCGGCGACGGAATCCACGAGGCACTCGGCAACTACCTCAAGAAGGCTATGCCGATAGTGCTCGATAAGTCCGCCCGCATGGAGGTGTAAATGAACCTTAATTTCCTCCCGCCGGAAGTATGGACGCTTGGGGGCGTTATCATCGGCACCCTCATCCCCGCCATCTTCGCGTTCATGAATGGCCGGCAGCAGGCACAGCACGAATCAAACAAGGTTCTAATCGAGGCTTTGGAACGTCGAATTGGCGACCTTGAGAAGCACCTGCGAAATGAGACGGATGCTCGTCGAACGCTGGAGGTGGAGGTTCGTCTGCGGGAGCAGGAAGCCCATGCGACGGCTGACCAGGCACGCCTGGTCATGAGCATCGCGGTGGCTCATATTCATCGTCTTGGTGCGCATATTGAGGCGGGCTCCCCGCCTCCGCCGCCTCCGCTTCCGAGCGAGGTGGCGGAGTGGATAAGTAGGGAGCTGTGGACTTCGAAGCTCGCCGCGCCAGACCAAGTAAATAAGCCGCCGGCAACCTAGCTTGCGGACACAAAATGTTGAGGTAGGTACCCCCGCTATCGGGGGTGCCTACCTCTCCTTAATTAAAAAGGAGTAACGATGAGGTATCTCGTCGAAGTTATTGAGGCTGAACAGGCACATGGGCAGGGCAGGTCGAACCTCACTATCGACGTCCCCACCCCTCACATTGCCAAGAGCCTCGGCGCGTTCAACCGCATCGACATCAACCACGAAACCCTCAACTAAGGAGAAAGAACAAATATGCTCCTCCTCTACCCTGACAGCCAGCTCGTCACCGAACTCGCCCCGAGCCCCAATCACAGCGACGGATACCTCAACCGCAAGAGCTCCTGGGTTGTCCTCCACACGATGGAAACCCCCGAGAACTCTACCGTCGCTCGCAATATCGCCACCGGCTGGTTCTCCCGCGTCGAGGCTCAGACCTCCGCACAATACGTCGTCGGCGACACTGAGATTTTTCAGTGCGTGAACGAAGATGATTACGCGTGGGCGGCTATGCCAACCGGCAACGCCCACGGCGTCCACATCGAGATGGCCGGCCGCGCCTCGCAGAGCCGCAACGAGTGGTTCGACAGCTACTCGCGAGCCCTGCTGGAGCTGGTCGCTGCCCTCACCGCAGACATCTGCGCACGACATGGCATCCCTGTCCGAATCCTCACCGATGCACAGCTTGCCGCTGGCGAGAAGGGTATTACCTCTCACGCCGCGATCAGCCGCGTCTTCCGAGAATCTGACCACACGGACCCCGGCGACGGCTTCCCCTGGGATTATTTCCTCGAGCGAGTCCAGGCACACCGCAACGGCAACGCCAATATATCCGCTGGAGCCCCGCCGGCACCGGCCCCGCAGCAGGCAGCCCCCGCACAGCCGGCAGGCCCCACCCCGCTCCCGAACGGCGTCTGGTACAACGCCCGCGGTTGGTTCACTGCTGACCGACGGTTGGAGGTATCTGCTGACACCGAGGTAGATTCCCCGGCGCTGGGATACTACACCGCCGGCACCGGCTTCAACTTCGACGGGTATATCGCGAACAACGGCTATGTGTGGCTCAGCTACGTCTCATGGGCTGGTCCACGCCGATATGTGGCTGTTGGCCCTAACGACGGCCGCGAGGACACCACCTGGGGCACCGGGTTCTAATAACCAAAGGAGAAAATAAAATTATGACCGCACAGAAGCTCGCATCCCTCCGCGCAGCAATCTATGGCGTCGCCGCCGCTATTGGCGCAATCTTCGTCACCAACGGCATCATCACCGGTGAACAGCTCGCAACCTACCTGCCGCTCATCCCCGCCGTCTTCGCACTTGTAGTGGCTATTCTGAATGTTCGCCCGCACGCAGAGCCTATCGACATTGACGCACTCGCTAATGCCGTTGTCACGCAGGCAGTGAGTATCATGCCTGCGCCTGCTGCGCCGGCTAACCCGAACGGCGACCACTTCGACCCGCAGGCTAACGAGAAGCTCGCTACCTATTTGGGTGAGAACCCCACTGCGGGTAGCTCCACTGCGGTTGGTCGAGGCTCTGTTGAAAGTGGTGAGTAAATAGCGACTAGGCAGGGTTTTACCCCTTGAGTTCCGCGGAATATCAAGGAAGTTAGCTCGTCTGGTAAACAAGGCTTTCTAAAACTTGCGGGGTACCTAAGTACCTCTCTGGTTTAGGGCAGAGATCCCCTGTGTTCCCCCTCCTCTAAGGGGAACGCAGGGGGTTTCTTTGTACCCAAAATAGGCGATGTGTCCACAATGAGGGTACCTTCAAACAAAACATTATGGACTGAGTACCTCCAAAATGGCAGTAGAATCAGGCGCCACAGGGTCATGAGCCACATAATGCTTCGCCAAAATAGCCTCCGTATTACCCAGCTGCGCAGCACCCGCACTCACACCACTCTCACGCACCAGCAACGTAGCAACCGTCTTCCGTAGCGCATGCGGGCGAACCCACTCAATACCGCTACCCTTCAAAGCCCTATCCCACTGTCCAGCAATATTCACGCGATCCGTATAACCTCCATGCGCAGGGTGGGGGAGCACGGGACCACTCAGAGACCCCCAATCACCTCCTGCGTGGCGACGCAGCGCCTCAATCAAGAACTCGGGGAGCCACACAGCCAGATCCTGTGCGTGCTTGAGGTGCTCCTGCCTGTACACCCGACCGGAATCACGGATAACTGTCCCAGTCACATGCCACACCACACCGCTCCAAACCCTCCCAGCACATGCCCAGCGCCTCACCAATACGCGCGCCGGTAACTAGAAGAATCTCCACCAGTACATCCAACCCCATAGGTGCACCAGTAAAGCACGCACGCAGCTACTGCACCTGCTCCATGCTCAACACCTGCACAGGCTTCTTCACCGGGTTGATGCCCTTCGTAGCCTTTGCAGGATTCCGGGAGATAGCATCGTGACGGATAGCAGTATCGAAAACCTGCCCCAGAAGCGACCGCACCACCTTTAACGTGGGCGCACCGGTACTCTTGGCTGCCTCAGACAGGTGAGCCTGAATCAGCGAGGGGGTACACTCAAGCAGGCGCAGAGCCCCAAACCAGGGGAGTAGATGCTTATCGAGCAGAATCTGGTACCTGCTGATAGTGTCCGAGGGGTGTTCCCGCTCCGCATTCCACTCATCCCACCACACACGCACCGCATTAGCCACCGTGGAATGCGGGCTCAGCACCGTACCCGACGCAGTAAGAATCACCGCAGCATACTCACGCAGAGCAATCTCCGCATGAGTACGAGTCGAAGCAGTCCTGCGCAAACGGCGACGCACCCCGTCAAGCCCCCTATAGTAGGTAGACGCTTGCCACGTACCAGCCTTAGTGTTGGTGAGAGTGATGGTGCCGTGGGTGCCGAACGGAAGGCGCTCGCATGGCATGGTTTCTCCTCTCAGAAATGGTTGTGTATTTGCTCTCTTAGCACCGTGTCTGGGCACATAGTGGGGGAAGATGAATATAAAATGTAGGTACACTGACCACAAGAACCCTAGAGGAGTGCACATGTCGTATCCAGCTTTCGCAGTGGCGAATACCCTTATCGAAAGGTCGAAGATGACTGGCAAGCCGCTTACCCCTTTGAAGTTGCAGAAGGTTATGTATTTCTTGACCTCTGAGTATGCAAAGGAGACCGGCGGTGAGAACCTCATGCTGGATAATTTCCAAGCGTGGGCGTATGGTCCTGTCGTTCCGGCAATTTACCAGGAGTTCAAGCCGTTTCGTGCTAACCCGATTACTGACTACGCGACTGATAGCCAGGGTTATATCCTCAAGGTGACGGTTGCAGAAAATCCTGCTTTTGAGCGAACTCTGAACCGCGTATGGGACGCAACGGTTGGGAAGACCCCGAGTCAGCTTGTGACTATCTCTCATGCAGAAGGCTCTGCATGGTCTCAAACTTGGAATGATGAAGCCGGGGAAGGTGACCCGATCCCGTTCGAAGCAATCAAGAACGATTCCACGTATAAGAAATACTTGGGACTGTAACCGTGGAAGAAGTCACCGAGAAGAAACAGCCAAAGAACCAGAAGGGCGCAGAGGGGGAGAACAACCACTCTGGTACATCAATACCTAAGACTGTAACCGTGGAAGAAGTCACCGAGGAGAAACAGCCAAAGAACCAGGAGGGCGCAGAGGGGGAGAACAACCACTCTGGTATATCCCAGACGAAAGGTGAACCGGCACCACAAGGGACGTTCGATAGCTTCCAAGCGCTCAAACTTATAGCTCCTTTCCTATGGCTCTGGGAACTATACGCCCAATCGAGATTCGTAGATGACAGGGATAGTACAAAGAATTATGCAATGATCTACGAGAAGAGAGAACGTGTTGTCTTCTGGCTTGATTTGGTATTACGTGCGTTTCTCGTGTGGGTAGTGCTGACAATCCTGCTGAAGACTCTTCACCTAGACCTGCCCGATCTATCCGGCGTGGTGCCGCATATCCGCATTCCGGGGGAGAACCCCTGGTTCGAGTGGCCGTCCAGGTGA